CCCGTTATCCAATTGTTCGCCAAGAGGGGTTGTGGATGTAAATACAACAGATTCGTTTCGCAGATTTACATGATCAGTGTCAGTATACTCAGCAACTGTCGGTACTGGTATTTGACCAGCCCACGCGATCTTAGCGCTACCACCACCGCCAGAAGCGGCAAGGGCTTCGGCCACAATTGTTGTTACGGCCTCTTTGTTCGTACTAGCTCCGTATATCGGCATATCTTTCTCCTATTAGCCGTACATTACCACGTAATCGGCGGTAAATGTTAAATCACAAATAAAATTAACAGAACTAATAATTTCTGCATTGCTTTCATATGAGCCGCCAGCCGGAATAAGTATACCTTCTGTAACCGTTGCGGCTGCGCCATACATTACGTATAATGGCTGGGTTGTAGAACGATTTTGAATTAATAGATATTTCAATCTTGGATTTGCTGGTAGTACCTCCGAAGATACTGCAGTGGCAGTACCTGAAATATGTATGGGTGCTATCTTTTTCTCTGACATGATAATTCCTCTTTTCTTTATATAGTTACATGTATTTATATGATCTATAATTTTGCTTGTGCATCTGGGCCATATGTAAAGTGTGCCCATTCATCTATCTGGTCTTGGGTTTCTTCTAAGAAGTAACCACACTCATGCAAACTGCCGATGAAAATTACATCACCGTCTTCGTTCTCAATATAATGAGTATCAACGGTTCGGTCAAGCATAATAGGAATATCAAGATGATAAGAATAACTAAGGCCAATGATATAAGCTGACCGGTTTCCATTCACATCAGAAGGACCCGGAAGCTCCCGTATATTCAATTTCATTGCTGCTAGTATTTCTAACATATTCATTAACTGAGATCCAATGTCAATGTAATCTGTGTTGGTGGGGCTCCTGAAAACGCTGTCTTCTCAATATATACAGAAGGGACTGCTTGCCCTGACGCTTCGTATACATGCTTATTCTTTGTTGATTTGGCATATGTCATTGTGATTTCCATATTAATAACCCTCATCTTCGGGATACAATTCATCCCATTGCTTTGGTGTGATACCAGTAATTAGTAGTTCACGTTCATCTACATTTAGTCGTGGGAATGCTTTTTGAATATGAGCTCCCTCGATCCAAGAAGTCAATTCCGCTAAGGTGAAATCCAGGAAATGTACTGATATTTCCATCGTAAAATTGTTCATTATAGTGCATCGTGCAGGTGTGTCTTTCTCAAACCATACATCAATTAATGCGCCTTTGCGTAACATAATAACTACCTCTATTTTAATTTTGTTCGTATAATATATTATAACACACTAATGAAGAAAGGGCAACTGTTAATTGCCCTGTTTATATTACTTGGCGTGACATGCCAAACATAATTGTGAACCTACATTGCCTGAAGGCGCTCGTAAGAACTGTGCACGATCGTTATGAGGATCATGACAAGAACCACATTCAACAAATCCCGTACTATTTCTAGTGTATAACATCAAATCTACTTTGGTGCGTGCCCCGTCATTTGTATCATCCGTAGCGCCATTAACAGGATCGAATTCCAACCACCAAACTTGTTGACCACCAATAATACCAGTATCAGGGACTCGGAAATCTGAATCACCAAATTCTGAAACCGAAGGCGTGTCATCTAATCCGCCGCCAGCAAACGGGATTGCAACAGGATGGTCGTTATTAAGGTTTGTACCTAAGTTCGGAACAGTATTGTCGGCACCGGCCATAATCCCACCAATACCTGCTCCTGTCCACGTGCCAGACATTGGCGAACCAGTTGCATTGTAGCCATAGTCAGTTGCGCTTGAGGTTGCGTTGATAACAGTATTCATAGCTTGTGTGCCATCGTGACACGACAGACATGCTAATGATGGGGAACCAGCTAATACCGCTTCACCATCCATTGTTGTGGATGTATATGGTGTTAGACTAGATGCCGTACCAATAATTCTGTTCCATAATGGAGCTTCAGAAGCTGAGCCGTGAGGTGTATGACAGAATACACAAATCTCAGTAGTACCGTCAAACTTGGTAGCTGCCAATGAATTTGCTTGTAAGTTGTGCTTTGAATCTACAATGCCAGCTGCTACCGAAGTATCAACAATTGCAATTGTCCCTACTGCAATTGCTAAGCAAACTGCGATATATTTCAATTTCATTTTTAATTTCCTTTAGTCAAGTGTGTTATAAATTATAAATCCTTAGGTTTCCAATTTTTAAGTTTTGCCTTGAACAAAACGATATCAGCTGCTACAGATTTCAAATCATGGTCTAATCTATACAACATATTCTTCGCGCCATACTTCCAATCATCATGATCATCATTTGGGTTTATTGAATTGCCGCGCTCATTCTTTGGTGTAAATTTTCCAGATAATGAGTTCGGTACAAGAATCGTAATATCTGCAGGATCCTTATAGGCCATCTGCTTTTTCAACTCTTTGACTTGTCTTTGTGTTCGTTTCTCAAAATTAGCCAATTCAGGAATGTAATGTTTGATAGCAACAGAGGAGGTACCAATATCCGGATAATCAACACCAAAGCATTCACCTATCAGATATCCAATTCCAGGTCTGTGATAACCATGCTTGACCATCTTACCATTTTTGAGGACATGATCTCTATCGCAAATAGCACACTTTCCCAATACCTGGCCTGTCTTTGCTACACGCTCTTTACGAGCATTTGGATCGAAAACTGCTTCGCCGCGAATCTTGGCAAGCTCACGAAAGAAGTCAGTTTCCTCAGCCCACTTATAAAATGATGAAAGATCCTGTGTACCCTGCCAATTGAATGTTAGGCTATTAGGAGCTGTAATTTCAGTCACTTTTGAATCTACTGTCCATTGAACCCATATGCCTATACGTCCACGGATTTCATCAGTCTTATCATCCATTGATTTGAGATGATAACCTTTAAGCTTTAGATCAGTAACAGCTTGAATGAGTAATGGCAGTTCTTCTTGATATTCTTTGCCTTTGAAAACACTTACAAATACGTATCCTTCAGCCTTTCCACTATCGACAGAATTCATATCAGAGACTTGTGGACTCAGAACTGTATTTGCCAATGCCGTTGTGATTGGCCGTATAGAGTTGGGACCTGATGGCCATCTAAAATAATTGACCGGCACTTCCTTTGACTTCTTTGCAATCTTCCAGCCTTTCATATCGTTCAGCAATGTATTTGAAAGTGCCTTGAAATTAATGCCAGTCAAACCATGGCGTGACATCTTTCTTAATAGTTCACTCTGCTTCGCATCCATTATTGTGCCTCTACAAGTTCTTGGGTTCTGCCATCAGTCAATACACGATGGCCAATTTCAACTGCAAGCTTAGCCATAAATTCTTCTTGATCCTTTGGCATTTTACCGCCATGCATAAAATTATTTGTACGTTTCTTCAAATCTTTCTGTAATGCCACCAAAGTCTCCGTTGAAGTAAGTTCCCACTCTTCTACAGTATCTTCGACATTATTTATATAGTACTTTTTGTATTCAAGCAAAGTTTCAATCATTGGTGCGAACTTTGCATCCTTACCAGATTTTTTATAACCCAAAGCAGTCATCTTACACCAGTTCATTACGCGCTCATAATTATGTACATTTTTGTTATGTTGTAAGAACTGAATTACATGAACAATCTTCAACTCAACGTCTTTGAGTTCGCGTGCCTGAAGCCGTGTAATCTGCCATTGTAAGTTAAATTTATTTACTTTCATAGTATACTCCTTCGATTCAATATAATAATTATAACACACTATTGAGGTAATGTCAACCCGGCAAGCATAAAAAAACCCGCAAAAGCAGGTTTTTATTTCAATGGAATCTATCGATATCTAAATGTTATTGGCATGTACTTCATACCCAAGGCCTTAGCAATTGCCAATCGATGATTGCCTTCTCCCAAGTATACTTCAATATCACCGTCTTTTAGACGAGTCATATTGATTACTCCAGCATCACGAATACCATCATCTTCAATGGATTTTCTAAGTGCTTCAAATTCATCTTCTGTGTTCGTGCCAGTGCCATAACCCGGGATTACATTTCGATCCCATTCGCGGACATTGTATACTTCATCGATATCGATATTCAATACAATACTTTCTGTAAGGCGAACATTATGCAAACCAAACAATTTGATGATACCAGGAAGATTAAGCTTCTTTATATCATAGTCCTTCATGTAACCTTTGATAGCTGACTCGCCTCTGATCCATTCAGGAAATGCGTTAGTGGGATGAACCTCACCAACATACAATGCCTTTTTCTTGATCTTCTCTGCAAACTTGTTTGTCAGTACTTTGGCCTGTGGTTTATCCTGAACAAAGCCTTCAAGATCACCTACAAGATCATCAAGAAACCCTTCTCTAAATTGACTGAATGTTTTCATTTGCAAGTTCCTTTATAAAATTTTCTATATATGATTCATTCAGATAATCGGTGAAAGAAAGCATTTATATCTCCTAGCTAAATGATAGCTCAACCCAGACATCACCGCCATCAGGTCCTGAAAAAATCTTAGAGTGATCATTCAAGCCAGATTTTACAACCTTGATCTTAACACCCAACTCTTCTTCAATAAACATACCATAGGTACCATCAGAAGACCAATCAGCAATCCATGATTTCAATCGCTTTTCACCACCAGTATTGAACGAAGTATATATCAAAAGGTTTGCGCCTTTTACAACAACTTGCTTCTTTGTCAATCCAAGGTCATCGCCAGTGACGAATTTCAGCACTGTCTTATTAATAGCTGCTTCGTTCAAGTCGGTCATTAGTTCTTTAAATTTCATAGTTGGTGCCTCTTTCTTATAGTTTAACGTGATTTGATGAACGTTTATTATATGTCATATTACGGAGTATGTCATCTACTCTTGGTAATGTTAATTGAATCTTATCCCAGATCATTTTTAATTCTCGATTGTATGTAATTTCATCTGATTGGAATTGTTGAAGGTAGCCAGCAATAGTAATGTCAGTCAAAAACCCGTCCTTAGACTTTGGATTCTTAAGAATCTTTGCTACTGGCTCAGCATCTTTTTTGGCCCAATCACCAATAACCTTTTCGCAATTGGCTTTAAGCTTATCAACATTATCGTCAAATTTACGATCCTGTCGTCCTGTAATCCATTCAGCACCTTCAAACATCTTTGAGATTTGTTTGTTAGTATCATTAACCCCAATATACATTTGGTTAATCCACTGTCTTGCAGCGCTCGCAACAATCCATTCATATCCCTTATCAAGAGATTTTAAATGGTCATTAAGAAGAAACCATTCCTGTACATTTTTGTCTTTCCAAAAAGGTGCTTTACGAATGGCATCTTCAAGACTTCCATTCATGATATATCCAAACCATCTATCGGCTGCTGAATATACCTCTTTTTTTGAAGAGGATTCTTTGAGGCTCATTTGTAATTCATGAAATTTCATATGTTATACTACCTGTTCAATTGTTTTCTTATAGGCTTTATATAGCTTGAGTAGATCTGAGTATATAGATTCATACTTACGTTTTTCATCATCAAGCCCAGTTTTTTGAGCTTGCAACATGCCATGTCGATACAACTCCAAATTGTCGCGCATCAGTGATAATACAGAATTGTTTGTATCCCTTAATTCCCATTCCTGTTCACCAGACAACACAGACCAATCCAATTTAATTTTCATGCTTAATCCTTATTCAAGTGCGTGTAAGTAACGTTCATATATCATCCTGCTTGTTGCCGTGGTTTTTTTGACCAAAATACCAGAGATATAGAATGTGTGTGAAACGAGGCCAGTAAAATTATCCGCCAACTCAAAGAAAATCTTTTCTTGTCTATCGCCTTCTAAGATAATGGGTGATTCGAATTGGTGATATACCTTGACAAACGTGTTACCTGCGCCAAAGCTTATCGGTTCAACTGATTGCGCGTATCTGACATAATCGCCATTAGTTTTAATAGGGGTGCCATTTGTAAGGTTACCTATTAGCCCATCAACATCAGAGATACCCATACTTATGCCATTAGTCAATACTAATGCATTACCATATTTACCGGAATCGGGAGCACCTATATCTTCTATTGCAATAGATAGCTTTTGTATAATTGCGATGTAACCGGCTGGTGCTGTATATGAAATTGTTCTTGGCGTTATTGAATAATCACCTATATGCGATGTTTCAGTGCCAGTAGCTTCATCCTTTAAGAAACCCGATAGTAGAGTAGTTGACATGAGATTGCCCTTTTAATCATTAGTACCTTTATTTATACTATTTGAAAAGTCCGTTTCGTACAAGTCTTCGCCTTCACTAACATGAAGGGTTTCTTGAATGATATGTATAATCTCCCGAACTTTATCATTATTGCCTGCAATGCTTGAGTAATAAATTTCATCAACTACTGAGATGCACCATCTTGTATATTCTTCACGTGTTTTAAATTTTGGCATCGATCTATGCCTCATTTCGAATCTTTTCTTTAAGCTTGGCAGCTGCCCGCCCATGCTCTTTCATGAAGATTTCAAAATCTGTCAGATAATCATCTGCGACCATCTTCCAACCGAGTACGTACTCGTTGAAATACTCAGTGTTCTCCACGAACTTGTGTTCGTTTTCAGCGAAGATTTCTGGACCAAAGTCCAATTCATCACCATAGATGCCTTCAACGTAATACGTGTTGCCGCCTTTTGCTTTCCAACGCTGCGGACATTCGCCTTCGCCATCCCATGCATGTGCGCCGTAGTTTTCCATGATCTGAGTTTCGATAAGCATTTTCATAATATATTTTCCTGTGTATGTTCCGATTCAATATAATAATTATAACACACTTTCAGGGACATGGCCACAGGTTTTTGCAATTTAAGTGAAAAAACCTTTAAAAAAGACGTATAATGCGTCCATGAATAGAATCTCCAAAGCCAACAATCCTAATGCCGTAGCCACTAGGACCATGCAATATAAGGCAGGCCTTCGAGCATACTTCAAATCTTCTTTAAGTTCATCAGCAGTGTCTGCTTTGTAGCTACGTGGCATGTGTAAGTTGATCCAATGAAAGGATAATACAGCCAATCTAAATTTAATTTTATCAAACATAATTATTATTAATCCTATAAAAAGTATGAATCCTTTCATTTTTGCCTATAAATACATGTAAAGTTAACTTATATTTATCCGGAGGAAAAAAATGGCAACTACTAAAGATTGGCCACAGGCCTGTTACAACGAAGTAAGTATGTGGGTTACTGCAGCATGTAAGGAATATATCGAAACAGTATATTATCCCACATTAACAACTACCACAGTTACTACCACAGACACCACAACTACTGCCGAGCAACCACCTATTACGGATACGGTTTTCCTTGCTGGCCCAGCTCCAGTGTTTGGAACAGGAATTATTCCTTCTCTTTTCATTGCGATATTTGCGTACGGTCTTTTGAAATGGCGGAAACGGGTCTTTTCCGGGTAAGGCGATTAGATCGCCATCTTACCCTTAATTGCGGGCCAGTGTACATATCCAGCTAATTCAAAATCCTTCATTTTGAAGTCATCAATATTCTTGACTCCATTTTTCAATCTTAGATAGCATGGAGCATATGGCTTGCGATCCAATTGCTCATTTACTGCCTCTAAATGATTTTCATATATGTGACAATCTCCACCACTCCATATAAATTCACCAACATCGAGACCTGTACATTGAGCAATCATATGAGTCAACAAAGCATACGATGCGATGTTAAATGGAACACCCAAAAACATATCAGCAGATCGTTGATATAAATGACATGACAATTTACCATCACGCACGAAGAATTGAGATAGTACATGGCATGGTGGTAAAGCCATGTAATGCAAATCAGATACATTCCATGCAGATAAAATATGTCTACGTGAATAAGGATTTACCTTGATATCCTCAATCAATTTAGCAATTTGATCAAATTGCACCCACTCTTCACGTTCGAGATTTGCACCGCCATCGAAACTTTGGTTCCAATCTCGCCACTGCGACCCATATATAGGTCCAAGCATTCCTTCTGCGTAACCTAAAGCTCTGCCTTGGTTCTCTGCATTATCTGTCCAGATGGTTCGTTTGCCTGTTAATTCACTTCTAGGCTTTCCGTAATGAATTTCTGCAAGACGTCTCTCGTCAGTGGAGCCTTCTAAGAACCACAGTAGCTCCGATACCACGGATTTGAATGCCATCTTCTTGGTAGTTAGTAAAGGAAAGCCTTCTTGAAGGTCGAACCTCATTTGAGTACCAAATATTGAAAATGTGCCAGTGCCAGTTCGATCGGGAGTATATATCCCCATCTCTTGCACTTTAGCTAATAAGTTAAGATACTGTCTCAATTATTAATCCTCTAGAGTAAAATGTTGCTGTGACAAAATCATCGGACTTTTAGATTCATGTAACTTAGACCTTTCTTCGTCTTCACTAACCCACATCGTTACAATAGAATCTGTAGTAATTCTTTCATTTTCAAATCCATCATATCGCACAAGATCCAACGCGATATTCGCTGTTTCAGCTGAAACAATGAATTTGAATTTGGACTTTACACCTTCATAACTTGTTAATGTTAACACTTTCCATACTTTCATACTTAACCCACCAATGTTTTAGATACGTCAGGAAAGATTTGGTTGCGGATTCTTTTGATCTCAACCATATCCAGTTCAACATAGCCTTCAGCTACATCAAGAATATACATCGCATTCGAGCGAAGGGTTCTGATAGCCTTCTCTTGTGATTCAACATATTCAGGTTGGGTGTTATTACGGAACCCGATTAGGTCACGTCCCAATTCTGCAGCACGGTCATTTGCTTCAGAGATACAAGCACGATATACGCTGTCTAACATTACCAATTCCTTCATCATATTCTTAACCTCTGGCCGGATGTTTGATTTTGATTTTGCGAGATGGAACTTGGGTGATCTTACCTTTGGCAGCCAAGAACTTAGCTACGTCTGATGATACATTCTCTTTTTTGATATTCATGATATATTTTCCTGTGTATGTTCCGATTCAATATAGATATTATAACACACCTTTAGGGACATGGCAACACTTATTTTCATTTAGCCTAAGTTCTTTTGAAAGTATCCGGATATTGATAATATCCATGTTCTACATATACTTGTACTTTATAACTCATCATGTCATTTCTCCAGGTTAGAAACAAATTGCAACACGGCCGATGATCGCCTGTACGAAGCTATTATCCATCAATGCCATATCCTGACCGATTGACAAACCGATGAAGAAAGGTACAACAGACGCTACGATAGATACTAGTACGATGAAGGCGATATGTTTGATTTTCATGATATATTTTCCTTATGCATGACGGAGATTGTACATGTGAATTTCATCAATATGAAGTTTAAGGTGACGACTATATGCTTCGACTGCTTCAATTTGATTAAGCAGTTCCGAATCCGATTCATAGTCATTGACGCCTAATTGTGATTTTAATTCTTTGACGTCTGTAACAGATTGATCCAACTCGCGCTGATAATAATCTAATTTAGTCATGATATATTTTCCTGTGTATGTTCCGATTCAATATAATAATTATAACACACTTTCAGTGACATGGCAACCCGGTAAGCATAAAAAAACCCGCAAAAGCAGGTTTTTTTTTGACTTTAATCTTCTAAGACATCCATTATATCTTCGCCATGCTTACGATTCCATGCCTCCGTGAACAAGTCTTCCGGATTCGGAACAGCGATTTCCGGCACTTCTTCAGGCACTTCTTCATCTAGTACGGCCGTTAGTTTCTTAACTCGCGCCTTTAAACGTTTAATAACTTCATCAGCATCCATGTAGATATCTTTATTGTCAAGGATTTCTTTAATTTCCTTTTCTGTCAAGAAGTCTTTATATAATGACGTTAGAAGATTGGTAGACCACATCCGATCATGCGATACTTGGTCATATAATTCCCCACCTTTGCCGATCGCGCCACCGGAATAATTGTGGAACATGAATGATGAGTGATCAGCAATCTCAATTGAATCTGACATCATCAACGGGATTGTCGCTGCTGAAGCGCACTCGCCTTCTACATGAACGACGATATTTGCTGGTGTTTCTTGTAGTACTCGGTAGAACTGAATTGCAGTAAACAAGTCACCGCCGCCAGAATTGATATGGATATTGACCGTATCCTCTGGACTTGCGGTACGGATTACATGGAACCAATCCGTATATTCAGATGCTTGCTGGATAGTACCCACCAAATAAAATGAGTGAGAGTATCCAATTGGTACGTATGTATATGCCTTCTGCTCGCGTTCGCCTGTAATAGAACGTGACATATCTTGCTGTCTAAAGTTTTTCATTTACGTACCTCTCAATTGTTTCCATTAATGGTTTAGCCCATGTATTTCGGTCTTCAATAAAAATCTGTGTATCACCACCATCAACACCAATTATGGTTACAAGCTTACGAATAGGTTCACCAGTAAGTTCTTCCCACATGATAGCATATGCGGTTTCTTGCATAAAATAACTATGACACCATTCTGCTATTTTTGGCTTGCTGGATGTCTTGTAATCGATAATAGCAAGTTCACCATCCCATTCGGCTATCAAATCAACGCGGCCTGCAAGTCCTAAGAATTCTGAATAAAGAGGAATCTCTTGGCCGCGAACATTATCTACATGTTCAACCAATACATCAGATACCTTATTAAACAAAGACGATACAGGAGGCATTGACTTTTCTTGATGTATTTCCTTGCCATGTACAAAGTCTTCAAGTAACTGGTGTACCGCAGAACCACGATCCGAAGCTAATCTTGAAACTCGATTAGCTTCTGCCTCGCCTACATTCTGCCTCCACTGTTTAATAGCTTCCTCAGATAAGATTGACAGGCATGTAGTTACGGATATTAACTTACCTTTTGGCGTTTCATATACACGACCCAAATCTGTGGTTATTGATTTCAAATTTGAATATGGTAATTCATATCCTATAGTTTTAAAATAATGTTGTTTCATAATCTATACCTTTTTTGCGTATATTTCCTCACATCTTAAAAAGTCACGAACTAGGCCCGAACGTACCGAATCTGCTTGCGTGAAGTCCACACATGTAAATCCAGTCATCATGTCAATGATAGATCTGAAATGATCAACGGCATGCGTGGTATTCTCTTTATATGAGACCAAGTCAATCTGTTTTGTATCACCTGCGAAAATTACTTTTGTATATTCTCCAAGTCTGGTAATACAGGATGCCAATTCGTGATATGACATATTTTGATATTCATCTACAACAACAACAGCGTTATCAATTGTAACTCCGCGAATGTATGATGTGGTCATAAACTCAACCAATCCACCCATCTCCAATGCACTCCAAAGACGATCTGTTTCATATATTCCAAAAAGTACAGTAAACAGCTGTTTATATGGAGCCATAAACAATGCTTCTTTCTCTTCTTTAGTGCCCGGCATAAATCCCATGTCCTTAGTAGGTACTGCCGTTCTAACGATTACTACCTTTTCGTAAGGGGTTTCACGATTTAATACTTGTTCCATTGCAAGGTATAATGCCAAGAATGTTTTACCAGTACCAGCTGATCCCGACAAGACTAGATTTGAAGGTGCCGCTCCGTTTTGAAATGCATCTAATGTGATTTTCTGGTTTTCTGTTAATGCCTTGATAGTCTTTAAATGTGAAATGTTAAACTTCTTTGGGAAAGCAATCGATGACATATATTAATCCTTAATTGTGGTTCGTTTACCTGCGCCCTTTTTCTTAGCACGCAATACTTCTTCCCAACCTTTGCCAGCTATCCGTCTGGTAGATTTGTGAGTCGCGCCAAATACCGCCGCCGATAATACAATAGCAACTTCCCCCGTCACTGTACATTCAGGACAAGGGTTATCACACGGCATTGCACGATCATCTATTTTATGTAGTTCTTCAAAAGAATGACCACATTTATTACACCCATACACATAAACTGGCATTGGCTGTTTCCTTATGCTGTTAGAAGATATTTAAACTCCAACTCATCAATAGAATCATCAATGAGTTGTTGTTTAGTTCGCATGATATGGATCTTATCATACTTGCTTTTCTTTTCAAGACGTTTTATATAATGACCCAATTCCCGCGAATCTTTACGCAAACGTTCTATTTGGTTTGTACTCATACCAGTATAGCTCAATGACTCCCTTTTATTTTTATTTGAACTCATTTACGCGCAACCTCTCTGAATATATTACATATTATAGTTCAATCAGATTCGGCCAAGTTGATTGAACTAGCCTTTTTGTAATTCCCTTATACAATTTATTTAACTCCTTGTCTTTCATTGCTACTAGAACAGCGGCATCATCAACATGCACATTCTCTAGCATACTTTGAAACATTGCTTCCTTTTTCATTCGAGTGATGTTAGCTCCTGACTTATGTCCTTTGACAAAGTACTTTAACTTACCACACTCTTTAGCCATCTGGCCAGGCTGTAGACCAACCGGACCATCATCTGCTTCGAAAGGCGGAGCGCCAATCGGTAGATCCCATTCAATAGCATCATCAAAAGAACCCTTTAAGATATCTCTTAATGCTAGGCTATTATATTCACGCAGCAATTCACTTTTAGTTTCATTCTTTCGTGTATGAGATACCAATGCCAGGATCTCAGATATAGTCATATTCTTTTTTTGCTTTGCCATGATAAACTCCAATTTTTAAAAAAAGTCTTGTACACATTCTACCAATAGACGATGTCTGTTGGCCATTAGGAAAGGCATTAATTTGCCCTTGTCCGTTCGGTTTGAATTTTGCGTTTCATAATCCTTGTAGATATCTTCGACAATATCTTTCGGAATCTGATCGCAAAGATCCATCATTTTTGTATTACGTATAAAGTTTTTAATCTGCGCATCATCAAGAAAGTCTTCCAATTTTCCGAGGTCAAATTGAATGACACCAGAAATTTTGGCAATTAAGTCTTTACTGACAGATTTTTGACGAGGCGAATTTTCAGCTACAAACTGATCGTCAGGCGAGTGGATATTTGGAATGCCATCTTTTGATTGTCCACGCATAATATTTTCAATAAGATATGTGGTAGGACCATTTTCAGGAACCATCATTTTCTTATTAAGAACAGAGTATTGTTGGACATTCTTGAATCGCTGCAGTTGTTGGAAATCCGAATCTGATGATACGATCATCACAGGATTACCACGTCCAAAGGCCTGAGTATATTTAACCATTGCGGCTATACAATCATCGGCTTCAGCGCGTTCATGTTGTAGAAAAATATATGGCGAATTTTCACGTAGTTCTTCTACGATCTGGTTCAGCATAGAGTATACGTTTTCCCAATCAAGCTTAGGTTTCTTCTTCACATCCTTTCGATTGGCCTTGTATTGTGGAAATACTTCTTTTCTCCAAGACCTGCCTTCAAGGCAAACAACCATTCGTGTATCATCAGAAGTAGAATAATGTTCACGGAATTTGAGGTTATACTTTCGCAATTCATTAAGTATAAAGACTCGTAAGTCGTCAATGTCTTTATCCATTTTCTGAGAAATGATCTGGCCGATCATCGCTCCGTTAAAGTCAATCAAAATCATAATCTACTCCAATTAATTTATCCCATATAACTATTATCACACATAATACATCAAAAAGCAACGTTTATTTTTTCAATCAAAGCCTCTTTATGTTTATTGAGATGGGCCCTTCTGACCTTGCACTGGATCCAATCATTATAGTAATCGTCGGATATGATGGCATCACGAAGAAATTGCTCTCTGGCTTCCAAGTACCCACACTCTGATTTGGTAGTGCACAAGTGTAATATGACTCGTGAGAAGTTTTCCTTCCCATGTTCTTGAATGTCTGCACTGAATCTTTCAGATGATCCATAATATTTCTCCCAATCCGATACAGCTTTATAACGTTTGCCTTTACCTTTAACTTGCTTTCTTTTAATTGATACAAAAAATTTCTTTCCAATGTACTTCTTCCCGTTTAAATTATTGGTGATCATGTATACAAAGCCAACATAAACAGGCTTAGAAGGGTTGAAGTCTTCCGGTAAGGCGAAGACTTCGTTTTGATAATTCCACATAATATATTTTCCTTGTTTATTATATGGAATTATTTATGTTAGGTAATTACCATTTGGTTTTAGAAACCCAGTTCTGTAATGCCATGTAATCACCAATTACCTGTTCTTCATCTGTTCCAAGATCCTTAATAATATAAGGTACAGTCCGTTGCCCTGGATACATGATAGCGAAGTTTGCAGTAGTGATATCATCCCCCAGCACTTGCTCTTCATAATCAATTCCACGGTTGTTCATTAACGCTTTCGCATTAATGCATGAAGGACATGCTGGTGATTTTCTTGTGTATATTGTAATCACATTATTCTCCTTAAAAATTTCTTGTGTATATCGTAATCATATTATTTTTCTTAAAAGTCAATTTCGCAATTACCACCAGCACATGCCGATGATCCTAATGTATCTACGTCAATAAATTTCTTATCATGCAATTCCTCAACCCAATTAATTGGCTTTTGATTTGCAATAATCTTCTTCCACTTATGTAGGATATAAGCATCTTTGAGGCATAGCTCGGTCATTTTCTTATCGCCATTCATGTAGTTATCAGCGAACCTATTGAACCGGCGAACCCAATCAGATTTCTTAGCATTCTCAGAACTTTCAAGTGAAATGTCATCACCCATGCCTACTGCTGTAGAACAAGCAGCCCAGAGATTACTGAATACTGATAGGCCATCTACCACCAATCCGCTAGCAAAGATAGCGCCATCGCCATACTTCTCAACCATCTCTTCAGCAGTATAAACCGCAGTATTTGGAGCTTGGTTGTAATCGCGATCGCCTGTCATTGACAAGAAGGAAATGCCAGAGAAGCTATAACGATTCTCAAATACATACTCTTCTACTTCATCCCAGTCATCAACAATAATCGTATTGGATACATTATGTCGTAGACCTTCATCTGCACACAAATCAACATCTGTTCCCGCCTCAATCCAATGCTTCTGGACTGCAGCTACCTTAGCTAAGTGATCAACACCCAACAAGTCATTTTTGAAGATTGAGCCTTCATTTGGTACAATTGGAAATGAGATGACATAATCAGAATTTGTTGATGACCATACAGAATCTTCAACCATATGCGGATTAGTTCGTTTGATCAACGCACCAACTTCAGAGTCTTTGGTGATCTGTACATTTCTCAAATAACGAGCAGAGTGTTCAGCATGAATACCAGATGCTGTTTTCAATAGAACCGAGGCATTACCAGATGGCTTCACGCAAGTGGTTCTGGCAGCAGGATTAATACCAATCAACGCAGCAAGTTCTTTATTCACTTCCTTAATGATTGTTGCACCTTTTTCAAGAATCTTTTCATCAAACAAGATATCAGGACTATTCATCCAACCTGTAATCGATGCGCCAATCAATGCTTCACGTTCAAAGATTTTCTGAGTAGTTTCTGGCAAGAATTTGAAGTCAGTATATCCTGCCTGCAATGTACCCAAGATAGCTGAAGCACGACAAGCCTTATAGAAGTCTTCTTCAGTAAGACATAATGATCCATTGATCTCTGTAAGATTACATCCCTGCCAACCAGACACACCATCGATTTGAGGAAACATGCCAATCTCAACACACGGATTTACTGTATGTTCACGTGACTTAACCAATACAAATCCAGGCTCTCCAAACTCACGTACCATTTTCATTGCTTCTGCAAATTCTGGTCTTGTAATTTCATCACGTACAATGACCACTGAATTATTTGACCTGCCGCGCTGCGGATTGTCATTAAACCAATTACCTGTCTTGGCTGTAAGCATTTCCATATCGTCTGGCGAGAAAAGACAAATTGTAGCTGATCTACGAACGCCACCAGATAGTACTGCATCAGCAATAAACATACAGATATCATATACATGGATAGGGCGCAATTTAAGTGAACCAGATTCAGATTTATTCAACAGACCTTGTACCAGATGTTCAATATGATCCAAACACTTACGTAATCCTTCAGGTCCAGGTGCTTTAAATCCACCTGAAATCATTGAACCTTTTGGACGAATTGAATTCAAATCAAAGAATACTCTTCGACCATTAAATTCAGAATGCTTACCACCTTCCTCTATATAAGAAGATACTAATACATCAATAGCCGTAGCCCAACCTTCAATTGAGTCTTCAACTACATGCGTTTTTGGTGCTTTCTTACGAACAGCGATAGTAGGCATTTTGGCAACGTGATGTTTCTGTACAGAGAAACCAGCTCCAGCTCCACATAATAAAATGTAGAAGAATTCGCCAAAAAATTCAGGTCTATCAGCATATGATGATGTACAGTTATACATTCTCATTTGATGTTTAAGTAACTGATCACCACCAAACTGCAAACTTCGTTGCGCTCCAAGCACACGCTTTTCTTTATACCCTTGTCTTGCCTCTTCAATAAAACTTACAATCTTATCAATTGACTTTGCATAGAAATTAGAATGCATAGCCATCACACGATCTACTGCTTCATCCCATGTTTCATATCGATTCAGCGAATCATTAAATCTCGCATATGAGTCAAAGAATTTTGTATCCGACATCATTTGTCTGGCATCCGTCAATCTATCAGCACGAATAGATACCATTGATTTCGGGCGTGGAGAGAGTTTTACGGTCATAAGTGTTCCTCATTATTTTTAGTGATTATTAATTATACCATAGAAAGTGGCATAATACAACATTTATTTTCTTGATAGGACAAAAAAAGCCAGACCGAAGTCTGACCTTTTATTGAAACTGAGATTTACTTAGATGATGAATTTTTCTTTTCGAATGCTCGATTGCCGAACCAAAAAGATATAACTGCAGCAAAGATCGCTTGTGTTTCAGGATCCCATACTACATCCATCGCAGCTAATAATGTATCACCCGAACCAACAATTTCAATTATCAGGGCAACTTTCATTGCTGTAAAGAGGCCCATGAACATATATGTGATTACAGGTCGGACTGATTTTCGTAGTCCACCAAAGAAACCAGAATCGTTTGACATAGAAGTATCATGTGCAATCAAACGCTCATGTTCTTTGTCAGCAGCCTTAGTTTCATATGTTTTTAATTCCAATGCCACACCCTTCTCAAGAGCCTGTAGATCAAGCTTCTTCATTTCAGCAGTGTGCTTATTGGCAGTTTTTTGCTTGTGAATATCTACTATAGTAGGTAACGCGGAACCCGCGAAACCCACCAAAGAAGAGATGATAGACGTTAATGCAATCATACGATTACCTCTTAATCTAAGCTAATCAGTGATAAATCAGTTGCGACCCATATTCTCTCGTCTTTTTCTGATGTATACTGGATAACGTCTTTGCCTGTTTTGTTATTTTTGCCGGTGCGTCCAGGACCAAAGTACTCAGTACCTCTAACGACTATGTAAGAGACTGAATCAGGAAACTTCTTTTCCCAATTTTTATCCTTTGAAACTGCTTTCCAAAGATAAAATTCTACGTTCTCAATTTTCTCTTTGTTGTTCCAATCAATTACTTTGATTTTTTTTTTACGGCATTGTCATCTACTGCAGATTCCACAGCTTCTTCAACTGCTTCATCGGTCTCGCGCTTGCGCTTTGAATCTTTAAACTTGCCAGTGTTTGACTTAGTCTTCAACTCAATCTTGTTGGGCTTTCAACAACTCCAGTGCTTCATCCTTATAATCAACAGGAATTACAATTTCAGACATTTCGTCACGATCGCCCGGCTCTGCAGGAATTTTAGCCTTGTCAAATAACTTCAAACGGGCTTTGGCTTCCTTATCATCTTTGGCTGGAACAAGACGCAATGTCATCTCATCAGGGCCTGCCTTAGCTTCTTTCATATACAAATACTTTTCTAGTAACGACATTACATTCTCCTAAGATTAATACTTATTACCGGATTGTTTTGAGATATCCATATCGATATCATTCCAAATATCAGCTATCTGATCAATAAGCTTTTTCATTTTCGCGAAATCTTTACTATATCCTGCACCCATACTCTTTTGGATACCAGATGAAAGATTGCTTTTTGGATCAAGGGATTTACCAAGACGTTCAATCATCTCTGCAACGCCTTTATATCCTATAGATTTAGTATACTCTAATACCTGTTGATATTCCTTGTCCATCATTTTCATCGGTTTATTCCTTGCTACTTAACTTTGAATTTAAAGTCTGTGCCTTTTTGGATCTCAGAAATAAATTTGACGAATGATTTGTGGCTGTTATTTATCCAGGCCATGGCTTCAGCATGTTCACTAGGCTTAGAAAATTGAATTACTTGTTCAGCTTCATAAGTGAGGTCTTTTACCAAGTCATCCATTTCATCAACTAAGGTTCTAACGCCCGAAGATATCATAGAAGCAATAACATCATCGCCGAAAAATTCGTATGCGGTACCCTTTGCTTCAACTACCTTTTCTTTTTCTAATACCTGTTGGTATTCCTTATCTAACATTTTCATTGATTTATTCCTTATGTTTCTTTATTATTGACAGACCAAATATTTGCTAGATCTGTAGCTTTAGCTAAAGCTTAAAACTTTAGCTAAAGCTTTTCTCAGAAGCCCTTTATTAAAATTTCATACCGAATACTTTTTCACATACTTTGATGATATGATCTTCTAACTTAGAAAGTTCCTTATCGCCTTTGCTATCTTCTTCGTCCTGACAGAAAGCTCGCAAATTTGCGGTACCTTCAAGAATATATTCACCCACCATTTCACCAATATCATCTTCATAATCTTCATAATCAACTGCTTCTACTAATCCTTTTTTTGCTTTTGCTAGCTTTGCTTCATTCATACGATCACGATACTTATCTGCTAAATTTGACATATATTACCCCTTCATTTTAATTGTATTTTTCTTTTTATTCTTATTCTTCAGCTTATTTTTCTTAGCCTTCTTAAGAATCTGGACTCTATTCTTTTTATAATCAAGGCGGGCTGCCTTGCGATCTTTGTTAGCTTCCGCACCCTTACGTTTCTTTTTTACGATGACCTTTTCGTCAACTTCTTCATCGTCTTCTTCATCATCTACTTCGATTTCAACTGCTTCTTCCTTGACTTCTTCTTCCTTGGCTTCTTCAACTTCTGCCAAGGCAGAAGCTTCTAGAAGGACTTCTTCAAGTTCGGCAATTTCAGCTTCAAGAATAGAGATCTCTTCATCAATCTTTTCTATACTCTTATTATACCGCTCTTCTTTAATTAAAGCAACCTTTTTCTCATGATCAATCTTTTCTATACTCTTATTATACCGCTCTTCTTTAATTAAAGCAACTCTTTTCTCATGTTCAGAGACAGATTCTTCAACTTCTTCTTCGTCTTTCTTTTTTGCAGGAGTAGTATCTACTGCATCGCCTGTAGAGTTCGTAGGCTCTTCTTTGATTTTACGTTTTTCTTCTAAAGCTTTTCTTTCTTCTAATGGCAATGTATCTTCCATTGCTTTTAGAACTTGATCTATTAATGCATTTGACATTTTATTTTCCTCGAGGTTATCTTAATATATCGCCAGCTGTTATCATAATTTTACGTGTTGTTGGCATATGAGTCACCTGATATATGTTTGCATTAAACACAGTATCTACTGGCTCTAAATTTTCAGTAACCCTGATTCGGGTACCTTTTGCAGCAATGACATCTCCAGTTATTGGGTCAGCCACATCCTTTACTAAATGATAGAAACCGGCAATCAGGTTGCCTTCTTCTACATAAAAGCATTCTTTTAATTGATGATCAGTTACACTAACACCCATCTTCTCCATCGTCTCAACAATAGATTTTTCTGACATACCAGTTGCTTCTTTGACGAGGTATAATGCAGCAGCATAAGATGTAATAGAAGCTCCTGGCATTTTACCTAACAACCTTCGTACATTAAATACCAATTTATGAAAGTATGTATATGCAGCTTTTTGATCACCCGATACTGGCTTTTTAATTACCTTTCCTTTCTCGTCAATTAACCCTTGCTTATATGCCGCGGTCTTTTCCCAAGGCATTGTTAATAAACGCAGAAATCTTAACGCATATATCGTATCAGCAGCTCTTGATAATAATCCCATTATACTTCCCTTAATTTAGATACCACATGTTTGTCTAATGGTATTTCTACCATATCATTATCATCTAGAAAACTTAATAAGATGAGAAATGGCTTTATAACAGGCCAATTCTGTTCATCTTGAAATTTAAACTTCATCATTTTATGTGCTGCATCTATACCAAATACATTATAAATGATTGTTATATGATTTAATATAAGGCGTTCTTGAAGGTCATCTTTCGATTTCATATACCTACCAAGAAGCCTTTTCACATATTTAAACCGATGTAAGTCTTCATAAAATTCCTCTATATTTTGACATTGAGGATTTTCATAATGATTCATAGCAAATAAAACAAAGTTTTCTTCATTTATTACATCAAAAAGTCTAGTCATAATTCCGCCAATAAGTTACTGTATGTACTTATTTATTACTTCTTTTTACGGCGACTTTTCTTCTTAGGAGATACAATTTCTTCAACCACTTCTTCAACCACTTCTTCGATGACTTCTTCAATTACAACTTGTAATGGTTCGTCAACTACATCGACAATCAGTTCTTTTTCTGGAGTCGGCATTACTTCGGTTAAGAGCACTTTTTCGTTATTCCACTCTGCAACAAATTCTTCGGATAGACGAATACCTTTCATCTTCTGATTACCACGGAAGAAACCGTTTGGTGATGCTTTTGTACCAGCCAACAAATCCTGTTTGCGATACTGTGCTACTTGTTCTTTTACGCTCATATTAGTCTTCCTTTATATTGGTGAGGTCTGTTACCCATTTTCTTGTGGATCTACCATCTGCATGCTCAACAATTACATAATTGGTGGCAAGTCTGGTGATGGTAACTACTTCTTCTGTTGTGGCGATTTGAACTTCTTCGCCGACATTAAATAAATCTCCGCGCTTATATGCTTCACGTTCTTCTGAGATTGGCTCAAATTTAACCTTACGTCTAAAATCTTCTACTTCTTCTAAGCCCATGTTCGTACGAATTGAATTATACATTTCATGAACATAATCAGAATCGACAGGCATCTTAGTCATAAATTCATCTACATTATTATCTTCAACAGACTTATATAATGTATCATCAGCAACAGGTTGAAATCCCATTACACTGATATTATGAAAGTTAAAATACCCATGTCTGTCAGTTAAGCCATTATGTTCATGCAGCAGGTCGAGAATATCATTTTTTCTACTCTCTTCAACATATACCATGATATCCCCATATCCGGATTCAAAGTATTCGGTTGCCTTTTCAAGCACAACCTCTTGCTCTGTCCCTGTGCCTGATCGAAACGAACGAGCATGGCGAGGAAATAATTTTCGGTAATGTTTGACCATATAATCTTCAGCGATATCGAAAATGCGATAATCAGTGTTAAGTTCGTTCGAGGTAGTATTTATCTTATCGAACAATTCTAAGTGTTCGTTAGTAGGTATTTTAAAATCGCCCACACCAAACACTGCCAGCTTACCGCCAGTTCTTGTTTGAAAAAAATCAGTAAATTTTAACATCTGCATACCTTACTTTAAATTGATATAAGTATTTATAAGCCCATTCCATCACGAACTTCTTGCATTAATTCGTCTGCATTGACGTGATTTGGAAGGCCTTGAGTAAATTTTTCTATATCATTATCCATCGCTGCCGCTCTCATTTTAGAAGCGGACATTCCAGCGGCACCATCCTGATCAGGATCTCTCTCGCCAGCGGATACGACATCAACACCGCCTTCGAATTTATAATACCCATGTTTTGCTTCAACGCCATTATATTTGTTGACCATACCGTCAAAAGCTTTTACTCGATCAGAACCGACAACCATTGTTAAGTGACGTGTTCCAGAGTTATATTCCTTTACAAGAATATCGAAGACATGTTTTACTGACATGTCATCCAATATCTCATTTTTCATTTTAAAAATCTCACGCATCCACTTGATCTTGGTACTGAATTTTAAAGGATTTTTTGCGGGGTCATGGGACTGAGATGCGTATATATGAATCTTTCCGCGCTTCTTAGACGCTTCTTTTTTCATTGCATTGACCAACTTTAAATGGCCAATGGTCGGTGGATTAAACCGGCCAAAGGTCATTACAACTATGTCATCCTTAGATTCTCTGAAAAACTCGAAAAACGTCTTCATATCTTAGCCCTATTTATTTTTATATATTATATCATATTTCTTATATGATGACAACAGTTATTTATCCGCGGTTTGGCGATTCCCAACCCTTAATGATATCAGGACTAAAATTATTAGATGAAAACTCCAATCTATCAACTAGTTTGACAGCGCCGGCTCGAGCAGTAATCGATACAAACCCTTCTGCACCTGTAACCTTAAAGCCATTTTTAGTCTTAACAAAAGTATTTATACCGCCAATTTGACTAAGCTTTTTGATCAAAACCAACTTGGCATCGACCAAAGCATTTTGTAAATCGAAGATAGAGACAATAGAAGAAGTGGAATGTTTAGTAAAAAATGATAATGTTTCATCTCGCTTTTCCTGCCATACCAATTTGGCCTTTTCAGTCTTAACCTTATCAATGCTAACTTGATACTTAGCTTCAATATATTTTTGTAATTCCTTAACATGATTCTTTGTATCTGTAATACGCTGACCTTTACGCACATATGTGTTATTGAACGTATTGGTCATGATGTTAAGGTCTTTCATGTCAGACATATCTTTTAACGCATTAGAAGAAACCTTACTGAACAACTTACCGGCATTTGATAGGTGCTTTGTAACTTCATCAGTATCTGCTTTGGTCATTGTTACTGTTCCAGACAGATCATGCAAGTGTGCATCTTGTTGCCATACAGAAGAAACATTCTTTAATTTGGAGGCATCGACATTAAATGATGCTGACAAGCTCTCGAATGAATCGCCTGAATATGCCGTATGCCATACAACACCAATCTTAGCAGCTTTAATTTTCTTTGCTAGATCAGATGAAGCTGGCACCGCATACAGGATTGTATTGGGATGAAATGTAATATACTTCTCACCTTCAATCGTCTCTGAACCAAGGTCATTGGTGAACATGAGATCACCTTGCAAGATTCCTTTGATACCAACCTTTGGCAACTCTTCAAGAGCTACCTTCAATTTGGCGTTTAAATCACCTGAAGTATCATCATCAATATCCTGTGGTGTTTTATATACCTTTGGATTCTTGTTGAATATACCTTTCTTGGCAACAAAGAATTTGCCATCAGTAGGATCTGTCCCGGCAAAAATCGCCGGAGCTCCATCCCATTTAACAGTAATGTCTTGTTCTGTAGTAGTACTGCCAGCTAACATATCGCGTAACGATCGAAGAGCATTGATCGCATTTCTTGCGCCATTAACGCCACCATCGATAACTAGATCCTCTAGTCAAAGGTGCGTCATATGTGAATTCTTTGCTTCAGTAATAAACTGTTTGAATGATTTCATAATCGGCTGTAACCTCCTTTTTTTATCTAGACGCTTTGTTTCTTGAACGTCCTACCTCTACGGTATGATTCTGATTGAGTACCTTCAGGAACATATATTGTATCAATTCCATCAGTATACCATTTTAATTTTTAGCTTCTGTGATAAATTCTTTAAATGTTATCATATTCAAGATACCTTAATGAATGTAGAAGAGATAGGCAATGATGAAGAAGCAAAGTCAATCATCGACTGTAGAAAAGCAGTCTTTTGAGCTTTCTTCATTTTCAACATAGCCATTCCAATCTCAGCTACTTGGTATTTTGAAACAACATATGATAAGGTATTGTCTTTGAGCAATATCACAGATCGGTATTCTTCACGAGTATATTTCTTCATCGATCTTGGATCTAACTGCTTGCCCATGCTAAACAATTCATCTGTAACATTGGCAAAGTCAGTTTCAAACCGTTTGATGATCTTTTTAGTATCGGTGATCTTGTATTTTGAAACAGATTTAAGTGCATTCATTACGCCAGTATTACCGATCTTACCCATCGCCGAATTGGCGCCTTTAATTTCGCCCTGAATTTTACCAGCAGCATTGAAGCTACGAAGTTGAATAGATCGGCCACCATTAAAATACATGTACATATCCATTGACTGGTCAAATCCGCGTTTGCCCATTTCAAATCCTTCAAACTCAATAGATAACCGCGAATCTGGATGGTTATACATCGCAATTGAGGCAGTTCCTTTGACCTTCTTCAACGACACACCAACAAGCTTTTGTTGATCAAAAAGTTCAGTAATCACATCATTCAATACTGCAATTGAAGTATACTGATTCCAGTCATGGTTTTCTACAGAAGAATGTACCATCCATACATCGGAAGGATTCCACTTATCAAGACCAATAGAAGATCCTGCATTTGAAATGCAATTCTTAGCAGCTTTGGATAGGTTTGTTATGAATGTAGATTTTGAACGTTGATGGATTGTATAGTCACCAGCATGTTGAGAGCCTGCAATAGTCCTTGCACAGATTTGAGAGGACTCTACCCATGATTCTGGGGCCTTTTCCATCAAATCTTCGATCGTATACTTAGACATAACTCGGCTTGATGCCTTCAGTAGATCAGCCATTCCAAAATCAGTATTTGGGTTTTTAAGTGCGGCGGCAATATGGTATGCTTGTAAAGATTCATTTTCGTCAGTATTGAGGTCTTTAGATGCGTCAGGTTTCATTACAAGATTGATACCATAATATGGTGAAGTCTCATCAAACCCTATAGCACCAGCACTAGACCAGTTAAGGGCTTTAACAGAATCATCTTTATACGAACCTGGGATTTCCTTTAATACTTTCTTATAAGCAGCATCTCGATCCGCTACGTATATATTGATACGTGTTTGGGTGGGCATTTTTGTCTTGCCAAATCCAAGCGAATCGAGAACGCGTTTAATATTAAGCATACCGGCATTATTACCGACAGCCTCTTCCATGTAGTCTTTAAACGATATCATGAATTCAAATTCCCATATAAGTTAAATATATATTTATATGTATTTATACATACTAGGTTTTACGCACCATCTCCAAGTATTGTGTATTATCCTTCGTGGTAATGCGCTTATCTACACTAAAGTTCAAGAATATATATTCCAAATCAATCGAACGATCAGTTTCTTCTTCTGTATCAAAAATAGTCAGATAAAACTTATCAATCGAATCAATGGCAGTATATATCAAACTGGAACCACCGATGAAGTATGCGTCATCCATACCCGAAATAATCTTGACTCGATGTAAATTGGAGTCGAGGTAATCAATGATAGATGCTGTGGTCCATTTCTCATCATATGTATCTTTATTCAAATTATTTCGATCCGATACTACGACATTGAACCGTCCAGGTAAAGGACCGTTTAATGATTCCCAAGTCCCAGAACCCATCACCACAACGCTACCGGTAGTTAACTCTCTAAATCGAGCCATATCACGCGCATGATCATCGGTATAAATTTTCCAGGGTAGGCGTCCTTCAAATCCATATCCACCCAACTTATTCACTGCCATTATTCCATAATTCATAATACTCTCCTAAAAATTAAAACTACCAAAGTCAGATGCTGGTGCCTTTCCTGGAACGAATACATCGATATTATCAGATGCCTTACCGCGAGGTTCAGATGATAAACCTGCCGTTGGCTGATCACAATCAAAGAACTTCATCTTCGCTCGATCTACACCTAAATTGAACTTTGGCATATCACCTGGATCTGAGTATCTATTTTTAAGCTGTTTTACAACAACTTGATTCATTCTCTTTAACTCGTCTGTCGCAATCAAAGCGAACATCAGATCGGCTGTTGCTGGTAGACCAAAAGATTCAGATACATTGGTCAAGTCAACATCACTATTACCATATCCTTCGCGGTTGGTTTGAGTCGCAGTAATTACCGGAACATCAAATTCAATCGCCAATCCACGCAATTCTTCCGCAATAGATTTAACCAATGTATATGAATTGACGTTACCATTATTCTTCATTCGAGCACTTGCACATATATTTAGATAGTCTACAAAAATGACATCTGGCTTCATATTCTGCTTATGCTTCAACTCATTTAATAAGTGTCTGAAGTGACCTACATGACATGAGCCTGTAGGATATTCTTTAATTACCAATCGGCCTTGAGTTTTGGCCTTGATCTTATCTACCTTACTTATAAACATATCACGTGACATATTTTCAATATCATTCAATGGAACATTAAATAAATTCGCATCGATACGTTCTGCAATCTTTATCTCAGCCATTTCCGCTGTAATGTAAAGTACGTCATGTCCCATTTTCAGAGCCGATGCTGCAGAATGACACATAAACATACTTTTGCCAACACCAGTTCCTGCGAGGATTACTGTTAACGTTTTCCGGACATAACCGCCTTTGGTTATTCTATTGATCATTTCGAGATCGCTAGGAATTTTCGCTACTTCAAGATTGTAGTATTCATGACGCTCTACAGCATCT